GTTTCCACTGTCTCTGACAGAGACTAGGGCGGTGCTAGGTAACAGGAAGATTTAAGCCACTCCTTGTTCGTCACTGAAGACGACCGTTGCATCGGTTTGTTGACTGAGTGTTCTCTCAGGTGTCTCCAGACACGACCTCCCGTTTAGGTTTGGGGCCACAGCTTGGGTGTTCGTTTTCCTCGGTCAAGTACCGGGTCGCGCTGAAAGCGCGCAGAAACCAGCAACGATGCTGGCGACCATTTAAAACGGTCTGCAGGACGATAACCTTGTCATCGGTGGCATGCGCGAGACTGCGCACACCCGTCTCAAGCAGTTTAACGACATACTTAGGTCCAAGCCACTTATACGCAATCGGTTGCGCATATGTGGCAGACGACGGAATCCGTGATCACGTCGCCAAGCTTTGTGGAGCGTAGAACATCCATGGCATGTAGAACCTGTGCCTCAGATATTCCATAATGGTGATCGTAGTAGATACACGCATTGAGCCATTTAGCCTCAGCGTCTGACGCTAAGACCGACTTGGAGGCCTTGGACTGGTAGAACTTGTAATCACTTCGTTCCACCAGGCCGGCCCCGTCACCAACAGACTGCCTCAAAGACCCAGAAAGGGCATGAAGCAGAGGGTCAACAGCACCATAGTGCTCAAGAGTAGTTGCGATTCCCTTCAACCACTGTGCTTGTTCCTTAGCGGACCGCTTGCGCAGGTCGCACAACCCTTTCGCAATGATCTTGCCGGGTTTTGGAAACAATATTGACCCTGCAATGGTAGGATAGAACCGAGAGCTGCACATTTCGCAGGACAATTTGTCTTTGCGAACGACAGCCTCGATTTCCATACCGAAAGCAGCGTATTTGGCGACTATACCATCAACACCACCAAGCTCCTGAATAAGGGACTCGGTGGTGACGGTAATACTGTCGTCACCCATGACAATAGACACCCACAGGCCAGAGCCATGGATGTCATATTTCATGATGATGTTGGCGAGAGTATCTCCCACAGACGTGTCCGGATCGCCCGAACGCATCGTGTAATCGATACTGTATTTGCCCCCGTTGCTGGTCTTACCCAGCGATTTGCTCTTGCGCTTCAGGAGTTTGCACGTATCCTGAGGCATCAACCGTTTGTAAACTTGGTTGAGAGCGAAGAAAGCGCCTTCGCGCATATGGAGGTCAAACCGGCTCTGATCATCTTCCAGAAAAACCAGCTTGTCCTCACAATGCATTTGTCTTTCGACATACGCAATGGCGTCATCGAACGCCTTGCCCACCTCCTCTGCAGAATCGCCACACATGTAGCGAACCTTCTTCAGCATCCCCTCCTGGCGCGAATAAGCGACAGGAGCGAAAGCGGCCTTCACGATCTTGGTGGCCGGGACGACGTATGGACCTAGGGCGACACTCTTGGTGAGGTCACAACCTTGGATGAATCTAGGATCCTTATACGGGGCGTCGGTTTCAGTAGCACGCATTGCGAGTTCACGTTTGATGAACGAAGAGGAGACGTCACGATATTCTCCTCTCGCATTGCGAGTTGCGATTAGGGCATCTCTCCTACGAGGAGGGAAGCGTCTCACCCAATCGTTGAAACCCATTCTTTTGGCCTGGTAGAGATCGAGACGGTCGAAGATTGGGCTCAATCTGACCATCGCACTCTTCCAGTGCCGCTTGACTGCCTTAGCCACCTCCGGCAGTGCTACGGGCACTGCCTTTCCCACACGAGCTTTAATAGATACTGCCTCGTTATGACAGCATCCAGAAAAGACGTGGAGAGCAATTCCCCTAACCGAGAGGAATTGCCGGTAGCCGAAGCTCGGTTTGCAGACCTTGTCACCTGGTCTGTACTTGAACTGCTTACACACGGGCACCTCCTTGACACGCTTGCCTTCGAGACAAGTCGCTTCGATCTCCAGGTAAGGAGAACGGTCCACCCCAGTAGGAGATGAACTTAAGGAAAGTGCCGCGCAGTTGAGCAGCAGCCGAGGGCTTGTGCCGATAGCGATGTGGCACATCAGCACGGTTGAATTCCACACGACGTGTAGCACCCAACCGGCGATAAAGCCTAGATAGCCGAACAAGTAATGCACGGCTGCACGGAGAATGACTTCCGCGATCTGTTCCAGCTTACGAGCTGTACTCTGAGATTCTAGGACTGCAATAAGGACACAAGGTAACATGGCCATGATAAATGTCATCATGAACCCGTTGAGATGTGGTAGCCCAGCAGCATGGGCTAACGGACCGGCGATATGCTTCGACGCCTCCTCCAGGATTGGAAAAATGAACATGTGGCAGAAGACGGCTGCGACATAAGCCAGAGGCATAGACTTTGATGGTCTGGACATGGGTTGGACAGCTTCGAACTTGTGCATAAGTTCGACTTGCGTGCCCATCATCGCTCCCATGTTGCGTAGCTTGATATAGTTCATAAAGTGTTGCCAGTAATTCCTAGCCCACTGCCGCCAGTACTCACTTTGCAAGTACCATAGGCAGTTGGGTTCAGGGTAAACGAAACGGTCGGCGTAGCCCCAGTCGAGTTCATGTTCGTTGGACTCGAGACTGAGCTCTTTTGCGCTTTTCGTGCGTTCGATTACAGCCGAACGTAGAGCAACGCGATAGATCGTGAGGACTTCCTTGTCGATCTCATCGCCTAGCACCTTGTCGGCCCTGGCTGTCTGCGAGAGTGAGGCCAAAACCACAGACCTGTCGACGGGACTGTCGGGGTCTTTGGTTAACCACATGAGAGACGCTTTGGCTTTCAATTCCTGCAGGCATTTCACCTTTCTTTCCTCCTCCTTGCGCCACTTCTCCTCAGCCTTTTCTTCCTCTTCTGCCGCCAGTTGTTCAGGCGTTTTGGGAATTATAGGTTCAGGAGCAGGTGCGCCCGCTTTCACGCCCTTGCCTTTAGGGGCGTCTGCAAAGGGATCAAAGTCGGTGAGGACCGCGGCGTAAACTTCAGCCGCGGGTGTCCTGCACTCACTTTGTTTATGGCCACGCTTCTTACAGCGGTGGCAACGTCCGAAGAACTCGATGTCTACGTACGTGTCATGTTTCCCCTCATGGTCGGCTTTCAGGTCGCGCTTGACCTCGAGCGAGCCATCGCGGTTGCCCTGCGATTTGTGCTCGTCGTTTTTCCTTGCCTTCCGCAGCTGGTCGTCCCGTTTCTGCCCCCGAGGCTGTTTCTTCTTGGGGGGGGGGGGACCAGGATTCGATGCCTCGCCGAAGCGCACCCCGTTGGCAGCACTCTTTGGACGATGAGTGGCAACTTTGGGTACGCCAGCACGCTGCCTTGCTAGGCGGTGGGCATCGCGCTTGTTAGCGCCGTACTTCTCCGCGGGAGGGAGTACTTTAGCATCACCCTTCTGCCACTTGGAGGCAGGGGGTGGAGTCTTCCAGTTGTGGTTGTCTGACAACGGAAGCTTAGCCCGTGGACGCAGGTCCAGTAGGGCAAGTGTGCGGACTTTAACCGCTGCGCAAGGCGCAGTGAGGCCGAATTTCGCGGCCGCGAGTGCTGTAGAGTTATCAGCAATGGCAGGTTTTACCACCCGGAAGTGGCGGAAAGGAGTACATCAATCTCCCCCCTTTGGTGTTAACCCGGGCTTTTGGCCCGAGTTTACCCTGATCGCACTTATTATTTTAGGTAGCGATCACCGACTAAATAGCCGGTACACCTTCGGAAGAATAATCCGTGATTGTCAAGCCAAATTGGCCCTGGGAAGGTAAAGTCCAGGGTTGTTTAAGGAATGAATTCACGGGTTCCGAGCGATAGTGTGTATGCCAGCACACCGCTTAGATTTACGACACATTATAATCCGTGCCTAATCACCTCTCTTTATTATCGTCCATGTTCCACCACGCCTTACTATAGTTTTGGGGCAATGGCTGTTCACAATAAAGTGAACAGGAAATTGAATAAACGACCATCCAGATTGGTTCTAACCTAAGCAGCATTGTGTTCCAGAACGAACACACACACTACCGATTATTACAGTTTTAGGACATGTGGGTCAGTGCGGCCGCAAGGCCGCAAGAACGGGTTGCCCCCCGTTGTCCGTGGTCGAAGCCACGGGGCGCACAAACCGTTCTCTTAGGTAAGTGCGCAACCGTCGCGAATGACGCCGAAGCTTCACCGCGACAAGACGGCCCAAGTAAGTGAAGGCGCCTGTCAGACAGGCGACACCACTTGCCAGGGCAAGAGTACTACCAAGGTCGGGAGACATTAGACGCCCGACATTGGGTAGTACGCGCCGGCAAGCTGCTCACCGGCGTAAATGGCCAATTTAGCGAAATTCTCTTTAGTCGCGTGTTTGGCCCAAGCCTCAGTAGCCTCGCGACGCAGAGTGGCCCATGCGGTAGGCAGGGCTTTCTGTGCGAGGGTTAATTTGGCGGGGCGCATGCCTTGTGGCGAGGGGTTGACTTGGTTCAGCCAATCTCCAGGAGACCATTCAACGATCTTGGTGAGCGTGAATGTGATAGGAGAAGCCCCGTCGGTGCCGGCGATTGCGAAGCCAATACCGGAAGGTGCAGGAGATTGGGTCCTGTAGCCTCCTGAATTGGTGGTGCCCGTACCGACGGTGTCAATACCCGCGATAAAAGGCCCAGTGGCGCGATCATGATCTGTAGTCATGTCGTTCGCTGCCCAGCGAACTGTGTGGGTATTACCTCCGAGCCTGGAGATATTACCCTCGTTGCTTCTACCGAACAGCAAGTCCGTAGTGACACCAACGAGGGGAACCGTGTCAGACGCATTAGCAGACACGCGGATCACCTCATCGGCGTCTATTTGTGGGATCAGGCAAATTTGACCGGCCGAAGAATCGGCACGGCCGGTGTACGAGATGTCGATACAAGCTGCAATAGTTGTAAGATCATCCGTGTATTTACCGTCATTCATGGTCGATGCGGGGTCAACGAGGAAGCCTCCCTCATTGTTAGTGATGGAGTCAGCCACGTTGGCCCAGTTGTACGCATACGCCCACCCGCCAATACCGCCGATATTGGGCGGCGCACTGGCAGTTGGCCCCACATAGTAGAGAGCATTGAATTGCTCGAAAGGATCTAGGCCTACGCCGGTCACGGCGCTGCTAGATCTCGATGAGAATTCTGGGAACCAGAGCACATACATGGTCTGTCCCACAGGGATAGTATAGTTGAATCGCGAGGCAACGCGAGTAACTGTCTTATCCGGATGGCCGAAGGATCCCTTTACAAGGGGTGCAGTGCAAGGATTGAGCATCATATTCGTATATGGGCTCACCCGCGACTGTGATCGCTTCGGTTTGCGCTTGTTGCGCTGTGGCTTCACACGCCGCTTGGGTGCGAATTTATTGCTTTTGTTTTTGTTAGCAACCAAACTAAGAGTACACACGGGTCATGTAGTGTACAATTCGTTTTATGATCTGATCAGCTGAATAGCTGATGTGGTGTTGAGGTGTGTTCCGTTTCTGCGCTTGGCATGAAGAAAAGCCGACGATCAATGGCTCAACTTCAGTACCTTACTGAATTTAACGGTCTCAACCCCGGTGTACGTTCTGGTAGTACAGGCGGGCTTTGGCGCTCACATACCCTTTTCATTAGAAACGGGTCCTGATAGCGCCAGCTTTTGTTCACGCAGAGCCCTCACTGGAAGACGTTAACTGCGGAAAATATACGTGTTATACACGACCCCAACAAGGGGAGGC